CTGCGCGAAGCGCGCAATGCTGCTTTCGGCAAGGACGAGTAGCAGGTAACGTGACCTCCGGTTGATAGGTCCCGCCCCGTGATCCCGGTGCGCGCCAGAAGGGCCCTCCCCATTGGAGCTGGGGAGGGCCCTTCGTCTTGCGCGCTCACGCGACGGGATTCGAACCCGCATCCTCCGGCTTCGACACCGGTGCTCTGCCCACATTGAGCTACAACGGCGCTCGCTACTAGCAACCGGGGTTAACAGCCCCGACCTGACGTTCACGAGTAGCGGGAGAAGGATTTGAACCCTCGACCTCCGGGTTATGAGCCCGGCGCGCTACCGACCTGCGCCATCCCGCTGTGTGGCCCCTGCCCACTTCCGGAGTGTGGCAGTCAGCGCCCACCGTCCAAGTTGATACCAAGGGCGAGTGACGTACTGCCGTAAGCAGGGACCTTGTGTCCGAGGCCTGCCTCCCCTGCCAGGGGGAAGCAGCTGGGCTGGCACCCAACCAGCATTCCCACGAGGAGAATGCTTAGCTTTGGCTCGGTCTCGGACCCGAGAACACCACCATACCGAACATAGGAACGGTGGCGCAAACAGCTATCAGCGACGTGCGAGCGGGATGATCAGGACGATCAGGATCAGCAGAAGAAGGATGATCGTCAGCCAATCGCGAGCTTCGGCGTTCATAGTGTCACCCCCTTCCTGGCCAGAACCAGATGATCGGAAAGGTCAGCACCGCAGCCAGAAGGACCAGGATCGACACCCACAAGAGGTCCCGATACCAGGGTTTGTCCTCTGGCTTCACGGTGAGATATCGGCGCACCCGGAGCAGGGTTCGAACCTGCAACCAGCGGTTTTGGAGGCCGCTGCTCTGCCAGCTTGAGCTATCCGGGCATGAGAAAGCCCCCCGAACCCAAAGGCGCGGGGGGCTTCCCTAGAGCTTCGCTCAGAGGCTGGTGTCGATCAGCAGCTGGGCACGCTCGGGGTGGTGCACCATGATGCCGGTGTCCCGCCGCGCGAGGTAGTGCCAGTACCAGTTGTCCAGCTCCATGAACTCCTTGGACTTGAGGCCGCCGAAGAAGGCGAACTTGCCCGTGTCACGAGCCATGACCCACAGCTCGTTGTTCGGGATGTAGGGGTTACCCTCCTCATCCTTGAAGTTCTTCAGGGTGATGATCCGGCTGCCCTTGTAGACGCCGAACATGCCCTTGCGCCGGATCTCCTCCAGGGTCTCGTTGCCGTACCCGTCGAAGTCCGCGATCTGGTTGACCACCTGGGGCCGACCCACGATGACGACATCACCGGACTCCGACTCGTCGGAGACTCGGGCGATCGCCGCGTCCAGGGCAGCCTGGCTGATGCCGGCAGCGCTGGTCGTGTAGGTCGGGTTGAGGGCGGTCTTCAGGACCGTGTGGATGCGGCGGTTGATCTCGGCGTCCATGCGGCGAATCGACAGATCCCGAAGGGTCTGCGCGCTCTCCGCGAAGGAGGTGAGGAACTTGTCCTCGAACTCCCAGACGTGAACACCGAGCATGTCCCGAGGAACCTCGGAGATCTCGGCGCTCAGCTCGGATGCCTCGATGTAGCCACCACGGGCCATGAAGAAGGCCTTGAGACCGGTGGCCTCGCGGACGAAGATCCGTCCGTCGAAGTCAGTGCGCTCGGTCTCGATCCACTGGTCGACCAGGGTCGTGTAGTCGAATCCCAGGAGGATCGACTCGGTGAGGTCCGCCGCGAACTCGGCACGCCACTGCGGGTCGTCCCAGTTCTCGCGAGCCTCCTTGTTCGCCGCCTCCATGATGGCAAGGCGGTCAGTGTTCTCCTCGAGGGTTCGCCCGAAGGAGTCCACCATCTTCTTGGTGTCGCTCATGGTGTTTTCCTCCTTCCTCAGAAAGCGAACCGGGCCTCGACGAGACCGGTCGTAGCGTTGACCTGCTCCACGACGAGCCAGGCAGTACCGCCAACATCGGCGGTGCCGGACCCGTCAGTTGCGCGCCACTGGCCACCGCCAGCCGGGACCAGGCCCATGCCGGGGTCCAGATCGGCGAGAGTGCCGACGACCATCGTGACGGCGGCGCGAACGCGACCGTCGTAGAGGGTCTTCTGGGCGGTGTTCTTGAACCAGACCTTGGCACCCGGACCGTGGATCATCTGGGCGTAGACGCCCAGCGGAACCTTGTCGTAGGGGTCGTCGTGGTTGGTCACGAGCGCGTCCGACTTGTTCTGGATGTGCTCGTAGACGACGATGCCGCAGTTCTGGCCAGGGTCGGCAGCCTCGGCGGCTGCCTCCAGGTACCCCGGAGTGTCGGCGTCGAGTACCACCGGCTCGCCGATTCGGAGGGGCGTACCGGAGGCCGGCACACGGAACCGACCGTCGCGCACGATGTTCTCGAACGACCGCATTCCGAAGTTACGTCCGTAAGACATCAGCTACTCCTCCTTCCTCAGGCGATGCCCAGCACCGCACGACGCGGCTTGGGCTTGTTGGCTTCGGCAGCAGCGGCGTCCTGCTGCTCCTTGGTGAGCGTCTCGGTGGTGCCGGACATGGCCGAGGCCGCGTCCGTCTCCGTGCCGGACTCGGTGGCAGCAGGCTTGAGCTGCTTCCACTCCTCCAGCTGCTCGCCCCACGCCTCGTCGGTGAAGGCGGCCCACTTCGAGGCCTTCTCCGCCACGTACTCGTCGGGGAACAGCTTGAGGTTCTTGACCTGCTCGCCGCGCTTGGACGCGATCTCGGCCAGCTTGGCTTCCTCTTCCGCCTTGGCAGCCGCATCCTTGAGTGCAGCCACCTCCTCGGTCGCGGACGTCAGCTTGACCTGAGCAGCGTCGAGCTCCTTGTTGAGGCGCTCGGTCTCGGCAGTAGCCGTGGCGAGCTCCTCCTTGAGCTTGGCGACCTCGGCGGTGGCAGAAGCCGCCTCCTCGGTCTTCGTCGCGAGCGCAGCCTCGGTCGCCTTGGTGGCTTCGTCGACTGCCTTCTTGAGGAGCGCCTCGTGGGCCTCCTGGGAGATGTCGCTCATAGGGGGTGTCGTCCCTCCCTCCGTGCTCTTGTTCGATTCGGACTTGGACACGTCCGGACGGCCTGGGCCGGAGGGATCGGACGCAGTGGCACGCGAAGCCTTCTCCACGCAAAACGGACAGATGTCTGAGTCATGCCGTGCGCCCTCGGGCTGTGCAGCCAAGAGGTCGTCGTGCAGCTTCAGAGCTACTGCCGTGTCCACGCTGGTGACATCGGGCAGCAGAACATCGCAGTTTGAATCTGGATGCTCGTCAGAACTCCTGGACAGGGAAAAGGGCCGGTCCCTCCGCATAGAACCGGCCCTTCTCCCGCGCTGCTAGCCCCCCACCGTCAAGGAAGCGAGCGCAGCTCAGGTGACGGGATTGTCTGCCCCGTCCACGTCAGGATCGTCGGCCAGCGCCTGGAGAACCTGGCGCTTCAGCTCACGAACCTGGGCCTTGGTGGCATCGTCGGCGATGTCGTCTTCGATGCGACCCAGGCGGTCAGCCAGGCCGCCGAGCCGGGTCACCATGTCACGCTTGGAGGCCTGCGCCTTCTTGGCCGCGTTGACTGCCGCCAGGAGCTCCTCGTCACGCTCGCGCTGGTTGGCATTGCTCCGATCGAGCTTCTCCTCGATGCGGGTCAGGCGACGGTTCGCCTCGTTGAGCGACTTCTGGGCTTCGGCAGTCATGAAGTAATCCTCCTTCAGGAGATTGGCCGGTGGGGTGGTGACGAGCGGAGAAGGACGCCACTCGTAGTCGGGACGAGAGCCGGCCAGACCGTCGCCTCCATGTACATAGGAAGACCAGGAGTCCTGAGCCCCTGAAGTCAGCGGATGGTCGGTACCCAGAGTCCCGTGGGCATGAGGGTCCATGCCCCCATGGAGATAGCTGTAGTCCCGACGCCAGAAGGGGAAGGCGATCTTCCTGGAGGCGCGGATGAAGCGGTTCAGCTCATCGGCAGTCAGGTTCCAGGTACGGACATCGAGACAGCCGGCCTGGTCGTGGTAGCCGGCAGAGGCCGATGCGCCACCACCGGCCCGAACCATGAAGGCACCCTGGATGATCGTCAGCTTCCAGGCGAAGTCCTGGACCTCGGGCATGTCCTTGAGAGCTTCCCAGACCTCATGCATCCACCGGGTCATGTACACCGCACGCCCAGAGGAGTCGGTGCCGTATCTTTCTACGGTGTAGTCACGAGGCATCGTGGCCCAGCTTTTCCTGGCACTCCGAGCACATCTTGTAACCCTGGACCGCCTGATCGTCACCGCACTCGATGCACACGCGGTCCTCGTGGAGCACTCCGGTGTCCATGAACTCGTCGTCCTGAACGTCGACCGGCTCCTTCGCGATGTCCTGTCTTTCGTTCATGCCCACTTGTTCGGCTACAGCTCGACTCCGATTGAGTGTTCGACTCCATGGACCTGATCGCTGAAGACCGCCATCCTGGGCTGAGAATCTGGACGGATGTCCAAAGCTCGATGGAGGTAGAACTGCGCCTCTCCGCACTGTCCGCAGCCGCAGCTCTCGAGACGCGGCTTGCACCAGCAGGTCTCGGCTTCGATATGCGGGCGGCAGTGCGCCGAGATGGCCTTCACTTCTTGGCCGAGCTCACGACCATCGCCATCAGGGACTCCCAGGCAGTGGCCGTCAGGTCGGCACCGGCGGCGTTGAGCGCCTTGTACTGCTCCTCGTTCTGCTCCGCGAAGGCAGCCGCCTCCTGCATCACGGCCTCGGACAGCACGCTGGCACTGGCGTTCTTCCATCCAGGACGCACCGGAGGAACGATCAGGGCCCCACCTCGGAAGGTCGGGTTGACGATGTGCCGCACGGAGCTGCGCTCCAGGAGGTGCTCGCAGTGGGTGTCCAGCTGCATGTAGTCGAAGGTCTTCCCGCACCCGATGAGGTTCTTGGACTCGTCGGTGGCGCAGGTGAGGTGGGTGCCCCGGCACTCCATGGAGTAGAACAGCAGGCCCGCCTCGTCGGCAGCCTCAGCTTGAGCTGCCTCGAAGGGGAAGATGTGGGTCCATAGGCCCGAGAGCGCCTGGATCTTCATCGACCCGGCCTTCTCCTCCGGCTTGGCCAGCTTCAGCTTGGCCTCTTCGCGATCCAGCTTCACGTTCTTGGTCGCCGCATAGAAACCGATGGGCGTCCGAAACTTGTGGACCATGTTCAGCGGGGCGTAACGAATGGTGTACTCCGCCAGCTCGAGGTCGCCGGCAGTCCAGAACTGGGTGTTCGAGTTGGCATTGTCTGCCTCCACGAAGTCACCCGCGATCCACTGGATGAAGGGATTGGAGTCCTCCACGGTCCACCCTGAGTCGGTGATCGACTCAGCAAGGTCAGTGGATACGTCATCCTGCTTCTTGACCAGCTTCGCAGTGTTGACCAGATAGGTCGAACGCCCCTGATCGAAGACCATCGTCTCCATCGCTATTCGTCCTCCTCGTCTATGGCAACCACCATGTGGTGCCGAGCATGTTCGATCAGGCCCATGGACTGCCAGATGGGCTGGTTTTCTGCACTAGTGGTGTTGACGGTGTAGAGATCGGCCCCATCGTTGTCCAGACGAGCATCGATCAGGGTCCAGGCCGTGACGACGCCGGTTTCGCCGATATCAAGATGGAACTGCTGAATGGCAGCATGAAGCTTCTGCCACGCAGCGCTCTCCTGATCCTGAGTAGCCACTAGTCACTCTTGACCGGCTCGAAGACAGTGCGGCGTCGAACCTCGACCGGCTCCCCAAGAGTGACCTTGCCGTCCGTGATGGCGTAGCTGGCCTTCAGGAGCTTGGAATCGTTGCCTTCCTCGACGCAATAGACCACCCAGTCTGCCGAGAGGTCGTCGATCCAAGTCCAGATAGCCGGGACGATCGGCTCGGCCTTGTAGTCGCCACGTCGCCCGAACTCCTCGCGGATGTGCTCGGACAGGATGCGCCGGATGTCGTCGAAGGTGTGCACCGCCTCGGCGTGGTCGCAGAATGCCTCGTCGGTCAGGAAGCTTCGGTCACACTGTGGGCAGTCGAGATGAGCCTTCTCGGTGCTCGTCCAACCCTTCGGCAGCAGCTTGGTCAGCCCGAGCGCCTTGGCTCGACGGATGATGTGAGCCTTGGCGGCAGCCGGGTTCTTGGCATTCCCGACGAGACGGATGGCGTTCTTCAGGTCCTGGGCGTTCTTGATCGGGAAGCTGCCGTCCGACTTGGCCTGCCCCTTCTTGGCAGCCTTCTTGCGCTCGTCGGCACTGAACTTCCGTGAGTCGTCCCACTCCTCCAGTTCGGTCGCGTGCATGAGCGCGTGTTCGAACATGGTCCTGGGAAGCAGGAAGGTCCGCGCGCAGCTCTCGTCGTAGCACGGCACGTTGTTCGACCCGGGGTGATCGAGGGAGGCCGCATCGTTGGCATAGAGCGCCTTGACCTGGGCCACTGCCTTTGAACGGGTGTCGTGACAGGCAACCTCCTTGCCCTTCTTGGGCCCTGCGCTGACGACCACGCAGTGCTTGTCGCCCTTCTTCTGCACCTTGTACGGCATGGTGACCTCCTGAGTCTGCTATCGGCTACTTCGCCGGTTGATTGCGGGGTGCCTTGTCCTTCGCGCCAGCCGGACGGCCCCCCTCGGTGCGCGGCTGTCCCTTCGGTCCCACGTTGCTGGCTCCACGTCCGACCACGTTCTGGTTGCCCCCCGGAGGTAGCTGAGGCGGCACGAGTCCTGGCACGGCCTGACCAGGAGCGCCGTAGGGGTTGGCAGTGGGCGAGCTGTGCGGGGTCTGGGACTGGAAGGTGTCGTCGAAGATCGCCCGCTCCCGCCCGCGCCGCAGGGCCTCGGTCTCCTGGTCGTAGTCCAGCTCCTCCAGCGTGGTCTCCCGGCTGATGTCTCCACGGTCGCGCAGCTTCAGGACGCCGTTGATGATGTCGGCGTTGAAGTCCACGGTGATCCGCTTGGGCGAGAACTCCAGCTTGGGGAACTCATCGAAGTCCCGGACGTTCTCATTGCGGTCCATGATCTGCTGGAACAGCTTGGCCTCAATGGTTCGCAGGATCATGTGCCGGCGCGACATCAGGCCACTGGCGACGATCTGCGACATCTCCTTCACGCCCGCACCCGAGGAGTTGCCGCCCTGGGTGACCGGGCTGAAGGTGCGCAGCGCGGCGAAAACCAGACGGCTGTCCAGAACCTGCCAGCGAGAGTCGATCAGGGTGTTGTCGGTGTTCGGAGAGACGATCTCCACGTTGAGCCGATGATCACCCACCAGCACCGGCAGACGGGCGATGACTCGAGCCTGCTCCTGGAGGTTCGCAATCTCCGCAGGCTTGGCGGGCAGCTTGTCGGAGCCCTTGGTGATCACCACGATGAAGTTGGTGTTGCCGATCAGCGAGGCCCGGTCGGAGTTGCGGAGATGACCCTTCATCTCCAGAATCGGCAGCACGGTCTTCATCCGCACCGCCGCGTACCGCTCATACTCGCTCTTGGTCATCGTGTGCCGGAAGACCGCATCCTTCTTGAACAACCAGAGCTGGTTGTAGTCCACACCGATCTCCGAGCAGTGCTGCTTGTCCTGCTCGGTCGGCTCGTACTTGCGCTCGATGAGCTGGAGCACGGTGTCGTCGGCGATCTCACCTCTCATGACCTGGGTGAACGCCTCGTGCTCGCCCCGGTTGGCCACGTAGGCGAACCGCTCCCGACCGAACATGAGGGTGCCCACCGGCACCACCTTGAGCGGGTCGAAGATGGTCAGCGCCGTCGGCACGGTCAGCGGGTACTGCTTGCGGCGACGCCGGTTGCCTCGACCAGGACCCTCGTCGTCGAACTCCGGCAGCTCCGGAGGCATGACGAAGCCCTCCATGTGCTTGTTGGCCGCGATGAACGCCTCACGTTCCTCGACCTGCTGCTCGTGCTCCTTCTTCTTTCGCTCCCGCTCCAACTCTTTGAGCTGCTCCTCGATCTCGTTCTCCTGGACCGAGTAGACCTTCCGGCCCCACCAGACGCCGACATAGAACTGCGAGATCTTGTACTCCTCACGTCCACACTGACGCAGGAAGCGGTCCAGGTTCACATCCTTGGCCCACTGATTCCACACGCTCTGCTGGTCGGTGTCGATCAGCTCGAAGCGGCACTTCTGCCACATCAGGCCTTCGAGTACGTCGGCCAAGGTGGAGAGCACGTCATCGCTCTCGCACGCCCAGGCGCAGCGTGACATCACCGCATGGGGATGGAGCTGGCCCTCCAGGCCACGGTTGCGGTTGAAGATGTCGAGGGTCTGGGTGACCTGGCCGCCGGCGAGGGACTGTGACCACTTCTCGATGATGCTGGCGATCTCCCGGAAGCCACGACTGCTGCGGCTGTAGAGGTGCCGCTCCAGGACATCCTCAGGGACGCCGGACTCGTTGACGTAGTGGATCGAGGGCGTCGTCGCTGTGGACACCCGTCCATATCGGGCATCGCCGAACTCGCTGAACTCGTCAGCACCGTCCATCTGGTCGACGACCTCGACGTCATAGATCTCGTCGTCGTCGATCTCGATCTCGTCACTCATTGCTCTGCTTCCTGTGGATCGAACAGGTCTCGCGGTGGTAGCGGTACTTGCGTTGCTCGGGGTCGGTGTAGAAGCCGCAGTCGCAGCCCATGACCAGCGCGGTCGCACAGCCGCAGGGCCGGGCCGTGCAGAAGCCCACGACCGAAGTGTCGGTGGTGAAGTTGCCTCCGCAGCCCTGAGTGCTCATCGTTCGCGTCCGAATCCGAGATCCTTGGCGCGCCTCAGGAGGTCCTGGAGGTACTCACTGATGCCCTCCAGGTTGGACTCCAGGGTGCCGTTCGCTTCGTCGTACGATCGTCCACAGTCGCGACAACGACCATGGGGCGAGATGGCCGTGAAGCTCTCGGTCTTGATCCGCTGCTCAGTGCTCTCTGGACAGGTGCAGATCCAGGCAAGGTTGGTGCTCACGCGGACTCCTTTGCATCACACTCGGCGGCCCACTCGGCATAGGTTCGCCCACAGTCAGGACACCTTCCGACCACTGGGAGATGCTTCAGGTCGCCCATTACCTTGCACTTGCTCAGCGATGCCGGGCAGTTGCAGATCCAGGACTGGTTCTCCAGCGGAATGCTGTCGTCGAGGCTCATCGCTCCCCGCTTTCCATCTTCCAGTCCAGCTCGCGGACCGAGTGCAGGCGACTGGCGATCGTGTACTGGTTGGCCAGCTCGGCGATGGCCGGCTCGATCTCACGCTCCCGGACCGACTTCCACTGTCGCTTGTAGTCCTCGATGCGCATGATCTTGACCCTGAGGAAGCTCAGCCGAGCCGAGTGGCCACCGGCCATCCGCATCACCTCGTCGGGCTCCAGGTTGTGGAAGGTCGCCATGTCCAGGAAGGCGTCGTCGATCTCCTTGCGCACCAGATCGATCGAGGACTCCACCGTGTCTTCCCACTCGCTGGTGTCGTAGGGCATACGGGGAGCCTGCGCAGGCTGATGCGGCGCAGTACCAGCGTGAACGAGCTTCTGAACGGCCATTTGCCTGCCTTATCGGTCTCAGACGCCTGCGAGATGCAGTTCCGATGGTCAGGTTATGGACTCCAGATGCCTCTTCTTGGGCGACTTGCCGTATGTGAGAGCAGGGGTACGGAAAACCCTTGCAGGGTCCGAGCGCTCGAACGTAGCATCGAATCGTTCCCCACGGGCTCCTCCTCGCGCTCATACCAAGGAGGAGCCCCCAGGCCCGAGAGATTGCGCTCCAGTTCTTTCTTGGGTCCGAGAGGCCGCTCATTCCCCCGAATGTCGAGCGGCCTCTCGTCATGTTCAGACCAGGAACGCGTCCAGCACCGGCTCCATCTCGGGGATCTCGTACTTGATGACGGTCTCCTGGAGGTGGCCGAGGATGGCCATCCGGGCGGCGTCGAGCGCGTGGTACTTGCCCTGGTTGAACTTCTTCTTGCCGTACGGGTCGGTGTTGGACTTGTTGACCACGTAGGTCTGGCCCTGGAACTCCCGGATCATGTCGATGTCCCAGGGCAGCAGGATCTTCTTCTGGTCGACGTAGCTGCGGAGCATGTCGGAGCTGTACTCCAGGACGTTGGCCTTGATCTCCTCCGGCTCCTCTAGCTCGGTGTAGAAGGCGTCGGGGTCCTGGTCGATCTCCTCGTAGCCGATCACGATCTTCTCGGAGAAGTTATAGGGCCGCATCGCCGCACGCATGTTGACCGGGCCCGACTCCATGATCTCCTGGTAAATCGGCAGGCCGAGACCGGTGCGGTCCATGGAGATGGCCTTGGGGCGGTAGAACTCCCAGATGGCTTCGAGCACCCGTCGCTGATCTGGACTGGAGATGCGTTCGAGGTGCACCCGAGCGATGCACTTCAGACGCATGTTCAAACTCTCCTTACCCTTCGTTCGCGGGTACTCCTCGGCGAAGATGAGGATCTCGGAGGGATGGTTCGTCAGACCGACGTCCATCCCGACCCACACCCGGTCGTACGCCTTGTGGATGGCCGGGAACTCCAGCAGCTCCTCGATGGGCAGCTGAGTGTCGCGCAGCTTCTCGTCGTTGATCCGGACGTGGTGGTACTCGTCGGTGTTGTAGTAGGAACCCTGCTCCTGGTCCACGCACTGCATGAGGCGGGTGAGCACGAACAGTGCCGAGGAAGCGTCACCGTGCAGCCCGAGGATGTTTCGACGGTAGTCCGGATGGTCCCTGGATCCGTAGAGCTCGGCCTTGGCTGCCCGCTCCTCGGGCCCCCAGTCGGGTCG